TACTTTATGGACACAATAATAATGGAAGAGGCGTTGAAGTCATACAAGTCGGTCAAGGACGGATACGTGCAACTCATACGCTCGGCGGCAAACAAGACGGGCTCCGAACGTGCGGACGCGCTAAACGCTCTCGAGAATCAGAATAAGCGGCTTCAAGAGGCCGTCAAAAAGCTGCTCGAGATTTACGAGTCCGGCAAGTCCACGCTCGACACGTACTCTGGATATACGGTCGAGGGGTTGCACAAAGACCTGGACAAGTACAAGAAAGACCTTGCAGACATGGAAGCCAGCCGCGACGAGCTGTCGACGCTGCAGGGTATATATGGGACTTCGCAGGCAGAGATCATCACCGATAGGTACACCTACTTTGCCTACATCATTGCCGTTCTCGTCCTTCTCATTGTTGATTTTGTCCTGTTTGTGACGCTGAGTTTTACCAGTTCCTCGGGCTCCTCGGGGATCGAGTCTATCGTCTCCCCCATGCCGGAGTCATTGTGATGCTCATGCCTGGACCCGGGCTTCTCGGCGTTCCGAATGCGGGTGTGCCGGGTATCGGAGATCCGAATGCCGGCGTGCCCGGGACCGAAGACCCGAACGACGGAATCGAAATGGTCGTTCCCGCACCGTAACCCCATCCCCACGACTGATTGGAGACGTTTGGGTTGTAGAACGAGAGGCCGAAGACAAAAAGAAGCAGCAGGACGGCGAGGCCCATGCGCCAGACGATCCCGTATCCGTTCGTATAGTCGATCGCCTGCGAGGGTTCTTCATTGTTCAGCCAGTTTTCGTACCTCTTCTTGGACGTCTCGTATCTGTCCTGGATCTTCTGTGCGTTCTTGTACATGTCTCCGGCCTTGTCCTGCAGCTTGCCCAGCGACTCGCCGTCTTTCTTGTAGGCGCCCACAAAGTGCTTCATGTCCGCCCGCTCCTTATCCACGGCCTCCTGCTTCTTCGAAATCATCGAGTGGATAGCATTGCGGGCGTTCTCATATGCCCGTTTGTAGTCTTGGCTGCCCGCGGAGACGTACTGCACGTAATTCGACTTGTACTCGTCGAGCAATTTATTAAACGTATTATCTTCGTCGGCCAGAACGCTCATTATACATTTGCCACACAAATTCGGTAGTACGGTGTTCCGCCGGTCGTCTCGCTGTTACGCAGTATCTCCACGACGTCGCCCGGTTTGGCGCCGATCCAGCGAGCGATGGCGTCCTGCGAGGAAATGTGCGGGACTGGCAGGTAGTCCTTGTGCACCATTGCGATTTGCGGCAGGGGCGGGTTCTCCGAGTTCAGCCGGATATGGTCCTTCTGCATCTGCCCCACAATGTCGTCCATCACGATATTGTACTTCTCGAGGTACTTGGGCACCTCATCTGCAGAGAGGATCCGGTGTTTCGGGACCTTGCGGTGCGTCGTAGGGTTGTACTCGAGCTGAGCCGTGTGGAATATCTGGAGAACGTCGCTCATCGCGCTCACTGCGCTCAGGACCGTCTCGGACGGGGGAATGGCGACAACGAGAATCCCCGTCTTGCCCCCGCTCTTCTGCACGAAGGCTTTATATCCCGCCACGTCCTTCTCGTTGATGCGCTGGCGGTTTATAGTGCATACAATCGTGGCATTTTCTCCGGCTCCGTATTTTGTGGCCTCTGCCGGTAGAGGCGCCGCGTCAAGCGCTTCCGACGTCGCCGTATCCACTCCACGCTGCTGCAGCATCTCTACAAGCTTGGACATCCTATTGTGCAGTTATACTTCCCCATAGAGTTTTCATCCGTTTTTGTTCGCCAATGTATAATATGAACTGGCTGGCTTTGGCTATCTCGGCCCTCATCATAGCTGGCATCCTCTTCTCGAATCAAAAAGAGTCGTTTGTTGCAGAGTTTTTGGATCGCACTAAAACTCATCTAGATTCAAAATCATCGTACGCACAGGTGACAAACCACGCGAAGGGTCCCTCCGAGGGACCTCCGCCGCGGGGGGAGCCGACAGGGCATCGGGTGGGGCAGTGGGAGGGATATAATGCGCCGTTCTAGACGGATCTTCGCGACACTCCTTCACGATCGCCCAGAATGCCTGCAGATCCGGAAGATACTTTGATAGCCAATTGACGTCGCGCTGCACACTCTCGATTCTGATGTTTTCGAGCGTCCAGAACACCATGCGGACATCGTCTTCCGTGAGCGTCTTTTTCCACTCGTTTGGGGTTTCTTCCTCGGGCATGTACACGATCTTCCCGCTGTCGTAGACTGCAATAACGCCCTTATACGGGGACGTAGACGCCCGCCAGGCCGTCTGCGTGCCTGTCTTGAACTGCATTTCCACGTAGTCGCATTTGTGAATCCCAGTGCACTCCATCTGCATCTGCATCTGATGGTAGTACGAGTCGGGAATCGGCGAGCTCTGCGTGAACGCCCGGCTTATAGGGCACTTGAACTCCACGAGCTTGCCCCATTCCAAATCCATCGGGTCCTTCGTGAAGACTATTCCGTCCGGCGACGCCCCGAGAAAGGGGTACGTAGGATGCACGACACACGTGGTATCCACGACCTCGGCTCCGCCCTGGATACTCTCGTATATCTTCTTGGCGATCGGCTCAAACTGCGTGCCCCACAGACAGGCCGTCATAGTCGGGCCCTGCGTGTTGGTAGACGGGTTGACTTTTCGTAACAAGAGTTCTTTGCGAGCAGACGGCGACGCGGATGCGAACGCCTTTGTCACCTCGGACGCCGTAATCATCTCGCTACGTTTCTGCAGCCACGCATCGCTCCGCTGGTCGGCCTTGCCATACAGCTTCAAGACCCTGCTGATACGCCGCCGCCGCTCCCATATTTCCCCAAGTTCGGTTTCTCCAAAGGCGCGCACTACGTTTCGTTTCAGTTGGGTGTAGCCGACTCCCTTGGCCAGCGCGATACGTTTGAGCTTGCGATTAAGGTGCTTGGTGACATCTATGTGCAGATTAAACAAATCCTCCATTGTTCTATTACACGCCAAAGCTCTATGTCATCCGATTTACAGAGTATTATGGAAGGACTTAGATAATGAGCGCGGACGAAGCAATCGTAGCTACTCAAGAACAGTGGGTTATTCACCGGTTGGAGGCATTTTACACGCCCGCACGCATAGAAATTCTGCGTGAAACTCTTGGCGGCAAGGTCTCCCTTCGCGTGCTCGACTGGTTCGTCACAAATTATGCAAAAATGAACAATGTTTCGTACGTCTCAAAGTCGGGCAAGCACGTCATCGTGTATTTGGCCTATAAATCCCACTTGAAAGCGTACAGCAAGCGTATGTTTGACCCCTTTTGTCGACATGAACGGATTGACTTCCACGGCATTTCGACAACAGTGGGGCAGTTGAATTTCTTTGCATGGGCCATCGAGGACGAGATTCTGGACTACATGAAGGACCGCATGAGCGATATTCATGCGGATATGGAGACCCGGATGACGACCACTACAAAGTCCGGATCGACGGGCAGGAAGAAGCGTCACGAATTGTCGCACTCTGCGACCAAATCGATCAAGAAGCACGACGTGAAAATTATGGTCACGTTTAAGTAATGAGTCTGGCGTGGCAGGTTGCGGCCCTTATAGACAAAGAGACCGGTTCCCTCGAAGACTTCATCGCAGAGGACAAGAAGTCGGGATCCAAGTACACTGAGTGGTACCAAGAGCGACCGCGGGACGGCCACACTGCATTCACGCACGCCATCAAACTCGGTCGTCTTGATATCGTCAAGTACATTGTCGAAACGCACCCCGGCATCGAAAATGAAGAGAATGACTTTTTCGGCATGCCACTCGACTATGCAGAACGGGAAAAGCAGGTCGAGATCGCCAACTTTCTGAAAGGTATAGGAGCTGTCGTGCGACGGGGACCGCCACCTAAAGCTGTACCCAAATATACCGCCAGTCAGTTTGCAGCTTTCGCGGCTCCAGTGGCTTCACCGTCTCCCTTCGAAATCGCCGAGTCCGAACCCGAAGGGTCACTAAAAATGATGGTGATTGTGCGCGAAGAAGAACTTACCGTAAAGTGCGTGACTGTCCGTGGCCAGAAAGTGCTAAAGACGATGGAAATAACCGACGCAGGACTTGCAGGTCTCGTAAAGAGCATCCCAGGGAATCCCTGCAAGAATCAGATTGGAGCTGTATTCATGGAAAGTGCCCTTCGAGAAAACACGCACTTTTTTGTCATGTACCGAGGCGACATAGATGCCAAAATATACCCGTACGGGTTCATCTTTGCAAAACCCGAAGGGACAGGGTACTTTCTCGACCTCATATGTGCGACCAAGAACGGTGCGGATCTTCTTAAATTCTTCATCAAGTGGTCCACTGCTAAAAAGGCCTCGCACGTTCACTTGCATGCCCTGCCGCATGTGATGGGGCTGTACACCAAGTTTGGATTCCAGTTCCGCCGAGGTTGTGCGGACCCGCCCATTCCCGATACAAACGAGTTCAAGGCTAAGGTCGCCGCCGCCGGCAAAGCCTTTCCCTCGTCTGTGCCCGACGTGTGGGCCAACGACGACTTCAAGTACGTTCAGGATATGGTTATGGTGCTCCAGAAGAAGGGTTTTTCTGCGTATGAATCGGCCCCTGCCGAGTGCTTTGCAGACGATATGACACCCGAGACCTTCAAGACACACAAGTGTGACCAGGAGGGGTACACTATGGTGCGGTGCCGTGCTCCTACCCGCAAGAATACCCGCAAACAAAAAAGGAAGCAGACTCGGAAAAAAACCCAGAATAAGAGTAAATGAGGACTTCGCGGATCATGTTTTTTATCGCACTCACGGTGGTAGTGTCGTGGGGGATCAAGATGTTTATAATTGAGGAGCAGAACCCGATCAAGCATCCGAAGGCCGAGCATCTCGCATGGGCGATTATGATCGTCGTAAGCATTCTGATCTTCATACCCTCTCTTGTAACCGGATTTTTGGGCTATTGATGCGGTAGTGCATGACTGAAAAACGAAGTGCAAGTAGTAATGCTCGCGGACGACGGCGCCAGGATCTATCCTGTCGCAGAAGGGATTGCCGATTTTGATTTGGACACTGATATTGAAGAGTATGACTACGACGGTCGCAGGGTGTATCGCGGAAACATTGATCTCGACCTGTCCGAAGGCGGCCGCGAAGTCTACTGGCTCTACGAGAACGACACGCGCGTCGGACTCGCCGAGCATCGCGGCGAGACTCATAAATGTTATTGGTACCGCGACAACGTCTACTCCACATTACTACAGGAAGACTGGCAGGTCTACGACGAAACCATCTGGAACATCCTGCCGCAAAAAGCATACGACGAGTGCATGCGACACGGTTGGACCACGGTTCCAAAGCTACAGGCGAGAACGCAGCTATCCCTGGCCACGCCCGACGACTTTACTGGTGCAGCAAAAATATCCGCGGCAGTGTGCGAGAGGTGTGCAGCCGAGTGCTCCCATGCGGGCTGCGTGCCTATCCGGAGAGCGGCACTTAACGAAAAAAATGTATTTTCTGTTATTTTTTTAGATGATGAAGGGACTATCTATATTCCGCCGTCCGATACGAAGGCTTATGCGACCTTGCGGCGACGAGGCGCGGCTGCTGCTGCAGGCGCTGCAGATACAACCGGCGGCGACTCTACAACTGCTGGCGGCGGCGGAGATGCCGAACCTGCACCGGCATCCGCTGGGTACGCTCCGTCCTCATCGTCGTCGTCATCGTCTGCGAACGCTGCACGAGCACCGCCCGATACAACCGGCACTGCCTCGCCGTCATCCTGATCCTCCTTGAACAGGTCGCGGGCCGTGACGCGACGACGCTTGCTGACCTCCACGTAACACGGCTTCCACGTCAGACCGAACGCCTGTCCGATGACGTAGATGCTGCCCTGTGCGATGATCTTGCACGCACAGCCCTTGCCGAACGCATCCGGCAGATCCGACGGGTGATCGACCACGACGTCGTTGCTCGCGTCGTCGATGATGTCCATGCAGACCTTGCCGTCGTAGACCGGCAGCTTGAAGCGCACGCTCGGCGGATACTTGCCATTCGGCACCCATCCCTCGGACGTATTCTCCTGAGACACGCTCAGGAACTTGTTGAACGAATCGCGAACTGAGCTCAGCTCACGCTTCTTTCCAAACCACTTCGGGCTGTTGTCCGAAGCAGCCTTGATCACCGCCTCCTGGAACTCACGCAGGAAGTTGTAGGCCTT